CCGCGCGTATGACTTCCGACCTGCGTCTGATCGTCCTGATTCTTACCTTCAAGGTGAAGTGATTGAGAAAGGTCCAATCTTCGCAAAACCTCACCCTGACGCTTCTCGTGAGATCTACATGTGTGACGGTTACACTGTTCGCGTGACTGAATCTCAAACAGGTTCGTTTGAGCATGACGTAGAACGTCTTGGTTGCATCCTGTACGTCCCCTTTGAGATTGGCGGACCTAGTGAGTTTGATAACCGTGTGGAGGTAATCTGAGATGATCAAACTGAAACCCGCAAGTTCTCAACGAATTGCCGAAGTAATATTCGGTCAGGCAGTTCTCTGGATGTTTGTTTACGCTGCAATGAATCTCGCCGCTGGCCATCCAGTTGAACCCTACGTCTACTAGGAGATTATTATGAGTGCTACATTTGAACGAATCTTTGCGGAGTTGGTACCGCAGTCTGGTAAGTGCGACACTGTCGCAGGCGAGATGGTCCGTGCTGCGGGTCGTCTGCGTCACGACTTCTACAACAACGGTATGGGCAACAACACGTCTGGCGCGTTGAAATTCTTACGTGAAAAAAGTGCCATTGACAAGGAGTTGTTTGAGTACGTCTTACCCTACACTACGGGTCGTCTGTATCAAGGCAACTACGAGAACGATCTGTTCCACATCGCGATTGATCGCATCGTTGAGATGACCACCAAGATGGTAACCTTCAACCCACAGTTGATGACGATGGAGAACACCGAAGACATGTTTGACTACTCAGATGAGGATCTCGATGAGACTTGCCCAGAGTGTTCGGGTTACGGGTATGACGACTACGAAGACGAAGATTGCTACTTCTGTGACGGCATTGGTCTTGTAGAGCAACGATAGGTTAAGAGGGGAGTCGGTCTTGCGAAGATTCCGACTGACAGGTATGTGGATCGCTCCCCTATTTTTATAATTGTGACAAATTAACAAAAATAGTTCTTGCATTTTTTCAAAACATGTACTATAATGTATGTGTAAAGTGAGTGAAGAGATATGACCATGACCTACGAAGAAAAAATTGCAATGTACGATGAGAAGCTCAAGTACGAGGTATGCCCGATGCGCATTCGTCAACTTGAAGGTCGCAAGTACACTTTGATGTTCCAAGAAGTGGAACGCCGTCTCAAAGAATCTAAGGAGTCTTAATTATGGTTAACTTGAAAGGCCGTGTAGTCCAGATTAACAATGACGTGGTCCGCCTTGGTGAGATCGTTCAAGATCATGGTGAAATGGTTGCAGTCTACTGCCCACCAGTCGGTGATGCAGACACATCGGAAACCCGTTATTATGCCAAGTGGCGACTACTCACGAGTGAGTACATGTTCAGTGATGTACCTAGTGAGGATGGTGTCTACTTGATCGCGAAGCCAATTATTGAGGAGTGTGCTTAATGTTTAAAATGCCAGAAACTATTTGGAGACTATATGTGGTCGAGTTTACCTACTACGGTAAGCGAGTGTTCAAAGAGCTGATGTACAATGACATCGTCGGTGAACCTGAACGCGCTGTCGGTTCAACTGTGACGGTCAACGTCAATAAACAGAAACGAATCGGCATCATTCACGGTATTGCGTAAGGAGACCTATGACTAAAATCATCAAGCTTAACTTCACCAAGAAGGTGCGTTACATCTTTGACAAAGAGACTGAAGAAAACGCACAACTTGGTGAGAAAGTGTTGAACCACTTCGGATCATTCATCAACAACTCATGGGAGATGTCAGACCTAAAGAGGTTCCATAAAGTTCTCCTCGATTGTGGTCTGACTGTTGAAGAGTTCCTCAGTAAAGACTGGCCTTCACCTACTGTTAAGAAGAAGGCGCCAGTTAAAAAGAAAACTCCTGTGAAGAAGAAAGTCGCGGCCGAGAAACCACCTGCCAAGAAGAAGGTAGTTCGGAAGAAAATCGGCGCTAAGAAAACTCCAGTTAAGAAGACTACAAGGAAAAAGAAATAGTGCGAACTGCTTATCGCAAAGCATTAAACGCGGGTCTGACTACCTCTCAGGCCCACAAGTATTCTGACTACTATCGTCGCAAGACGGTCCTACCAAAACGCGACAGCGAGAAGGGCAAGACTTATGCCGCTGAGTGGAAACTAGAGAGTGAACGCCCTGACTTGATCGGTCCCCTCAATGACTTCAAGGATGTGGAGAAGTTTGTAAAACAAGTGACTGCGTCCAAGACATGGGAGAAACTGTCTCGTTACCACGGCAAGGTGCGTGTCGTTCAATCGCGCAACATGGGCAGTCGTGCTGCCTACATGGGAAGATCACATGGATCATGGATTGAGATCTCTCCCGCATTTGACTTCAACAAGTACATCGTACTACACGAACTCGCGCACAGCGCGGGGCACAGTCATCACCACGTGACCTTTCGTCAGACTCTACTCAAGTTAGTGTCAAGGTTTCTTGGACGTGAGACTGCCGCTATTCTGAAATCAAACTTCAAAGAACAGGGTCTGCGAGTAACACCTGCAAAACCGAAAGACCCAGTTGCGTGGTTGAAAGCAGTTGAACGTGCACCATTGAGTAATATGCATATAGCAAAATAATCTAAAAAAGTACTTGACTTTATTTTCAAAACAAGTATAATATGTACTGTGAGTTGGGGAGATCTGGTCTCTCAACTAGGGACTCCGGTCCACTGATGATCTTCGGATCGCTGGCGTTGAGAATAGGAACTTTGTTCACTGCTTCTCCCCTTTTAATTTTTTTGGAGTTTGTTATGTCAATAGTTAAGTTTCGTCCTAAGTGTGGTGTCACTGGTTGTGATAAACTTGCACAGAACACCAACACTACTGCCAATCCTAGGTACCGCAAGTCTTCATGGGTCGCTGAAGAGTTTGGTGGCGATGGATACGTTTGTTTTAAGCATCACTCAATCAAGTATCGTATGGGTGACTGGTCTTACAAGGTACATCGTAAGACGTACTGCGAGAACGTTGACGGTCGATTGGGTTTTGTTTGTACTACAACTATTGTTGATCCTGAGTGGCAGTTAGATGCTGATCACATCAATGGTGACCCTAGTAACTGCTCTGCAGAAAACATCCAAACATTATGTAAGTGCTGTCACGCAATCAAGACTCGTGACAGTCGAGATTGGGAAACTGCCGGTCGTAAGACACTGGGGTGTGCTTGATGAGTAAACTGCAAGGGTACATAGACGCATCGTACGAACGACTAGTAGAGCGGTTGGGAGAACCTAACATCTTCTACGAGTTCAAGTTTGAAGCGTACGACATCTACGGAGAGGAGTTTGAGATCACTATCGCCAGTCAGTATGACGGCACTTGGAAAGTTTTCGCAAGTGAACCCTGTGCAATGGAGATTGTTGAGCGAAAAGTGCAACCCATTTATTGTGAAAAATTAACATAAAAAAGTTTAAAAAAAGTGTTGACATTCACCGCAATCCAAGTATAATGTAATCATAAAGTTGAGTTGAGAGAGATTGTTATGTTGAGTTTGATTGAGAAGTACGAAGCGCGTGGTCTTGAGTTGAAGATCGACGAAGAGAAAATCACTGCGGTTTGTAACCGTCCTACTAAACGTGCTCGTCTGGGTTATAAGACTGAGTTCGCTTACCGTTACGGTAGTGTTGCTCGCATGATCGCTCACGTTGAGCAGTTCCTTGTTGATCTTGATCGTGCTGAACAGCGAAAGCAAGAACGCAAAATCGCACGTGCTGCCGCGAAAGCTGCCGCTCTTGAGTCTGTCAAAGAGGGTGACATCTACGTCGCTTCTTGGGGTTGGGAACAGACCAACATTGATGCTTACCAAGTCATCGCTAAGAAGGGTGCGACTGTTACTCTGCGTGAGATCGCGGTTGCCTCTGTTGAGGGTTCTGAAGGTTTCATGAGTGACCGCGTTGTCCCCGTCAAGAACGAGTTCATCGGTGGTGAGTTCAAGAAGCGAATCACTGGTAAGTACATCAACATCGACGATGTACGTCACGCTGGTCTCGCAGAAGAAGGTAAAGACTTTTACAGGAGTTGGTACGCATGATGAGTTTTAAAAACTGGTGCCGCGAAAAGTGGTACCAGCACTGTGAAGAAGTTGAATCATTCACTGGTAAGAACCCTATGTATGATTCAAAAGAGTATTTCAGAATGTACAAGTGGTGGTTGAAACGAGAATACCAACACGCCACACGAGGAGAGAAGTAATGTTTTACGCAAAGCCAAAGTTAAACAATCACCACGACGCCCAGACCTTTGACACTGTAACAGAAGCGGTCAAGTTTTTGAATGAGTATAATGAGCTAGGATCTGAGTATGAAGGTGATAACTCAGTTGCGAAGTTGAAAGCAGAAGACTGGTGGTTGCTCGGTAAGTTGACCGGTCCAGAAGGTGTTGAGTTCCGAGACAACAAAGTAGTGGGTGCCTAAATGATTGCCGAAAACGTTATTGTAGAGAACTCTCCTAGTTTTGAAATATCTGATTTTGTGTTTAGATGCGCAGAGTCTATTGGCATCACTAAACTAGGTGGTTATGTAAAAGTCGTATTTGAAGATAATAGAATTGGTAATTTTTCCGCGGAGACTGATGGTGACGAAGACCGTGTTGACATTAGGTTCTCAACAGATGATCAAGACGAAGAATCTTTGAAAATTAATATTGCGCATGAGTTTGTTCATGCGATTCAAATTTTGACAGGGAGACTCATTCACATAGGTCTAACACTTGACGACAATGGTATGATAGCGTATAAACATATCTTTGATGGTGTTGAGTATTCAAACCTTCCCTATGAAGAACACCCCTGGGAACATGAGGCGTATCAGTATGAAGAAGAAATCTACGCGTCGGTCGAATCCGGTGGCGAAGAACTCACCGAAATTCAATCGGCCCTCTACCCACATTGATCGTAAGAAAGAGATCAAGAAACGAGGCTATCCCGAAGATAGTCTCTATCCCAACAACGAACACTCTTGACAAAAGGGTTTATTTGGAGTATAATTATGTCTGTCAGTAAAGAAGAGCGTTATGCAATGATTCGTCGTGCGGCGATGAAAGTTCAGAAACGCAACAAAGTCAGTGTGTCAAATGTCAAGCTGGCGAAAGAAGTTATACGTCTTGATGAGCAAGACTATAAAGCTGACGTGAGGTGGCAAGATGATGATCGTTTTGTGAAAGACGGTTATTCAGAAGTCTATACATCAACAATGAAAGAGGAATGGAATTAATGGCGCTTTCACAACCTGAAAATCTGATCGATCTCGGTCAGTATCCACGTAACGACGTGGAGTTAATCACTCGCGAGTATATGCGATGTGCTTATCTGGATACTCTAGACACTTTTGTCAAAGAGTACGCTGAAAAGTCAGAAGAAGATCCGCAACGTAAAGCGGTACTTCAGACACTTGAAGCATTTGAGCACACAATTGCAGTGCTTGATCAGAGTGAGGAGTTTCTTGAGTACGTCCATCAAGACGCAACTGAAGATGCAGAAAATGACGAAGAGTTTGAGCGGTTCTAATATGGATGCAGGAACGTTTTTTGATTACGACAAAATCATTGATCAGTTGAGGTCTAACGTTCTTCAAGTCACATTTAGAAAAGTTGACGGTGAAGAGCGAGTTATGCCTTGCACTTTACAGACAAACTACATGCCAGAACTATCTGAGGCTAAGGTAACTCAAGTAGAGCAGTTCTCGGTAAATAAGTCTGTCATTCGTGCATATGCTATCGATAAGCAAGCATGGCGTTCGTTTCGTGTAGACAACGTCACTAACATTGAGGTTCTGAATGAATGACAAAGTTGACGAACAGTTCATAACAAAAAAGTCCTTTTCGTCTATGGTTGAAACTTTCGTGTATCAAAACAATATGTCCTACTTGGACAGTGTTTTGCATCTCTGCGAAAAGAACAATCTAGAACTAGAGGATGTGAGAAAGTATCTGAGTGTTACGATACTTGAACACATTGAATCTGAGGCAAGACAATTAAATTTTTTGCCAAAACAGAACACTCTAGACGTATAAATACATATGCCCTAGAGGCGATTCATACTTAAGTTAATATTTTAGTTTATACAAGGTACATATTATGTCTTTTGCAAATCTAAAGTCCAGATCTATGGACATCTCCAAACTTGTCTCTGCCGCTACCGAAGCGTCAGGTCAGACATCCAACACCAACAAATATCAAGACGATCGCAAGTGGAAGCCAACTGTTGATGAACAGGGCAACGGCTACGCTGTCATTCGTTTTCTTCCTGCGACCGAAGGTCAAGATCTTCCTTGGGTTCGTTACTGGGATCACGCGTTCAAGGGTCCAACCGGACAGTGGTATATTGAACGATCTCTTACGACTCTGAATCAGAACGATCCAGTCGGCGAACTGAACTCACGTCTGTGGAACTCAGGCATTGAAGAAGACAAAGAGACTGCACGTCGCCAGAAGCGTCGTCTACACTACGTCACAAATATCCAAGTGATCAACGATCCTGCGAACCCAGCGAACAACGGTAAGGTGTTCATCTACGAGTTCGGTAAGAAGATCTTTGATAAGATCATGGATATGATGCAACCCGAATTCCCTGGTGAGCAGCCAGTCAATCCATTTGACTTCTGGACAGGTGCTGACTTTGAGTTGAAGATCCGCAACGTCGCGGGTTATCGCAACTACGACAAGTCAGACTTTAAGACGCCTGTGCCTCTTGCTGACGCCGACGAAACACGATTAGAAGCGATTTATAACTCGCTTTATGATCTGAACGAGTTTGTCGTTCCCAACTACCCTAACGCACATGATCCTAACTGGTTCAAGTCGTACGATGAGTTGAAAAACAAACTTGAAACTGTGTTGGGAATTGCCACTGGTAATGGTGCAACTCTGCGTAATGAGGCTGTGTCACAGTCTGCTGAGTCTGCTCCTATTACAGAGGCATCTGAACCAACAATCGTATCCGCTCCTGCTCCTGCCCCAGCAGCGGTCGCGACCGAAGAAGACGACACATTGTCGTACTTTGCACAGATGGCAGCGGAGGACTAATCAATGGATACTAACATGATTATTCTGATTCTTGCGGGTCTGGTTGCGTTCGGTCTGATCTACCGATCAGTATCAAACAAACCAGAAAAGACGACAGGTGGCGGTTCAACGCCATCTGTACCAGATCAAGAACAGTTACTATCGCTTAAGCGAGCAGAGTTAGTTGAGATTGCTGAAGGATTGGGTGCGACTGTACCTAAGTCGCATTCTAAGGCTAAGATCGTTCAAACAATTATTAATCTATCAAATCCTAACTAAAAGTAAGGGGACGTTAAGTCCCCTTTTTCTTATCTACCAGAATTGAGATAAGGGTCTAGATCGTCAAAGAATGTAATCGGCGAACTAATAGAGACACCACCGCCCCCACCGCTTGACACATTGTTTGTCGTAGAGTTGTCCATGATAACGTTAGAAGACGTTTTCGCAACAAGTTCATCTCTCTCACGTGTTGCTTCGTTTAGTGCTTCTGACTTGATGTTACGGGCAGTCTCAATCTCTTGAGATTTTTTATCAAACACACCTGCGTCTCTTGCAATTAACGCAGCATCAATTCCTAAACTCGCTGCAGTACCAATCCCTGGGACTACAGAAGCAAGACCACTCAATACTTCCATACCTGCGCCAGTCACATCTCCACCTATCAGACGCGAAGCACCGAACCCTAGTCCTGCAAGTGCACCGATAACAGGGATCTTTTTCGCTATAGTCTTTGCGCTGGTTCCTGCCATACCACCCGCTACTGTTCTTGCAACAGAACCCCCAGCGGCCGCCGCAGCAGATGCACCAGACTTAATGACAGATCCTGCAGACTTAGCTGCAGTAGATACGCCGTCTTTTATCGCACTTGCGCCCACTGAAGCAAGCATTGGTGTCATTACAAGTGCAGAACCTATTCTTCCTACAGCGCGCCCCCCTAGTGCACGAAGTCCACCAAGTGCGCGACCCATTCGCCCTTGAGTCTTTGGTTGTGGTTGTCTTTGCCCAGGATTCGGAGCAGGTCCAGGCGGTAACGCTGGGCCCATAGGTCCGCCGACAGGAGGACGTCCACCTCGTGTAAGCATTTTCTTTGCCATAGCAAGTGTCGCTAATGGACCTACAACGGTTGCTACAAGACCAACAATTGCAGCGCCTATTCCACCTAATGCCGTAGCTAAAGATCCCATGGCAGATTTTATTGCTTCCCAGTCTCCCTCAGAAAGGGCTTTTACAAGTTCATTCCATCTATCTTTCAGACCAGACCAAGTCGCTTCACTGAAAAGGAATCCTACAATTGCACCGATCAATGCACCTCTGAACCCAAGTAGCGAACCTATCAGACCACCGGCGATTATATTCTTGAGAATGGATGCTTGATCATAGTCACCAAGAGCCGCTGTCAATAGGCCAGTGACGACATCACCAAAGAACAATGATGCAAGACCTATGAGAGGGAGAGACTTGACTAGAAATCCTAGTGCCTTGGTAAAGATCTTGCCGATCATGGCAAGCATTCCTTTGCCGTCTTTTTTGCTGCCTTTGTCTTCGCGTTGACCTAAGAAGCCACTGAACAGACTTTTGCGTTCTTTCTCTTCGTCTTTACCTTGCAAAGTTTCACGAGACTCTTCTGTCTCTTCTTCTTTCTCTTGATCAAGAAGAACCTTATGAATACTAGATAGAACTGCATTCAACTCGCCTATAGACTGCTGAAGACTCTCAGAGTTTTTCTGATTGTCTTGAGACATCTCCACGAGCAGTGCGTTCTGCTCTTTCATACTTTCTGATACTTTGCGAATGCTCATTTATAAACCTTGTTGTTGTGCTCTTTGATTTTTTTCTTTTATGTCATCAATCAACATTGTCAAGTAAATTTCTCTCTCCCATGGCATCATTGTTTCTACTTCTTCTAATGAGTAACTGTAGTTGTTCATTAGTTGGAAGTTAACCTGATAGTAGTTCGTCAGGTTATCATGAGAGAGATTTATTAAAAAAAATCGTCCATTCCTTGTAGTGTTCGTTTGTTCTCGTGCTTACATGATACGCATGTAAACTCTACGTCTTTTGAGATCGCAGGCATGTTCTGTACGAACTCAGTGACTCGCTCAAATTGATCAGAGGTCATTGAATCAATGAAATTGATAACGTCCTCTTTGCTCTCATCTTTAATTGAGAATCGTTCCTCTTCAGTCAGTACCGAGTCTAGACAAACCATAATGAGTTCCATCAATGACTCTGTCATACTATCAGTCTCAAGGAGTTTCTCATTAGATAAGAAATCATCATAACTCGGATATCGCATCTTTAACGATACTTCATCGGTCAGTTTGATGATATCACTCTGTGTTTCTTTGGACATCTGAATGTCATCAAGTTCAATTGAGATGTCATTCGCCATGTTGCACTCTTCGCACTTGATTGACAGATCAACTACTTCACCCACAGACTTGGCGCGAATTTGAGTGAACAAGTAATCAACATCAAACGTGGTGAGATTCGCTTCAATCGGTTCTTCAATGCAGGCATGAATTGTGCGAGTGATCGCTCGGACCATATCGGTCTTGTCTTGAGTCTCGTACGCGATGAGCAGTGCCTTCTGCTCTTTGACTAGAAACGGACGAAACGTAGTCTTTTTGCCCAACGAAGGTATCGTGATACGATAACTGGGAGTGCTGTTTAACTGGGGTAATGCCATAATGTATTCCTAATAATTTAAATGTACTTGCCTAGATTGATGTTCAAGTCTAGATCTAGTATGCTTCGGTCATCTTTGACGACTCTCCACTTAGTGTAAGCGAACGTTATTGAAACCTCAACAAGACCATCCGCATCATTATTTAATGCGATAGAAGTCAGTGTTGTAGGAAACGCTTCTTCTAGTTCAACACTGTATATAGTTGAACCAAAAGCATCAAAGTTTATATCAAGAGGACCGATGTCAAACCCAAATCGTGCGATTGGTTTTCTCAATTGATGGATTCTAATTGACTTCGTGTAATCATTTTTGTATGCGACATACCCAGCATTTGGTCCGTTCTCACTTACGATCTCTTTCTGCCAAGTGTCAAACCATTTCTTAACACCATAGTCATTCAGTACGTGAAAGACCATTGTGACATCTTCAATCGCAAATCCGTTTGCGATTTTCTCTTGGAAAATACCCATCTGTCTATCTAGAGTCAATACCTGCTTCCCAGGCATATTGACTTCTTTACATACGACATCTAGTGTTCTTGAGCTTGCGCCTTTCCATCGTGGCAGTTCAACTCGGTATTGGTTAGAAGCGGCAATACCGTTCTTAGATGTCAGTCTACCTTTTAAATCTTCTATTGATGCCATTAGACCATCTTCCTAGAGTCGCTATAAATTTTATTCTTGCCTGCCTTCTCAAACTGCGCAGTCGGCAGAAATGTTGCGATCTCCCACTCTGGTGCAGGTACCATCGCAAACTTACTTTGTACGTGTTCGTTCAAGTAGTGCTTGAAGCATGGTTTGAAGTACTTCAATTTCGCAGTCTTCGCTAACAACTGATAAGACATTTTAAACCGAGTAGAACTATTGAACTTAGTGT